GTTCCAAGGTCTCCGTGACAGCTTTGTTGCGGGATACATGAGAGAGCATGGCGTATCTGACGAGATAGCTACCCAAGCATTCAACCGGGGAGTGACATTTCAAATAACCAAAGGTCTGAAGGATCGGGCAGGATCGGGACAGGAGTCTGTTGCCAATGTCCGTGGATGGAATGGCGGGACACAACAGATACGGGTTATGACCAATCCTGTGCAGCTAGCAGAGGAGCTTCGAAACAAGAACGTACGAGCTATCCTAAATGAAGTCATGGACGAAGAGCATATCGACTTCTTGCAGGACTTGGCAGATATGACCGTCATGTCTTCCGGAGTGGCAATGGCTAAGTACGCTCCGGGCGGTATCGCTAGGGGGATAACCCCGAACGAAGTCATCAGCCGTGCATTTAACATTGCACGGGGGATGGTCAGTCCTACGTATGTTGGCGCAGAGTTTGCCTTCCGTGTTCTTCAGCAAATGGAACAAGACGTGTTTGTTCTTGCCGCGAACAACAAAGAAGCTACACGCATTATGACCCTCATGCTTCGCGATCCGAAGCTCGTCACAGAGAAGGACATGGAGACACTGTCCACTCTTTTGATAGCTACGGCGAACAGAGAATTGATTCGTAACGACGTGCTTGTTCCGGAGTTTGTACATCCGGACGAGATGGAAGCAGCCAAATTCGAAGACGAAAACCTGCCCGATAAAGTAGAGGACAGGGGCATCATGGGCGCGATTTCTGACTTCGGTAAAGATACGGGTCTGTTTAGGCTAAAACCAAAAGACAGGGGCACAGGCACACTGGTAGCTCCCCCAACTGCAGCGTCTAACCCACTAGACGTAACTGTCACTCAATTACCTACAGGGAACAACTGACATGATTAAGACGTACGCATACGGTGCGATAGTAAGAAAGCCAAAAGGCGATGCTGCCGAAATCAAGAATAAAGAAAAGGCTGATATCAATAACGACGGTGAGCTATCATCTTACGAGGTAGCACGAGGAAAGAAGATCGAAGCGGCTATGGCTAAGAGACGTACTGCCTAGACTTATCGATCATCTCGTCAGTCACTGAATTAACGTATCTAAGAAGGGACGCGATGGAGTGTGCGCCGTCATAATCGGGCACTCCCGCGTCCATTTCTTTTTGTAGTTCGTCGGGACGAACCGACTCTTTCTGTAATTCTATGTTACCGTCCTGTCGCAGGTATACATGGAAAGAAAACAGATTTGCTTTCATACTGATGGTTCCTGTTCGCACTTATAGTGCAGCGTGTAGGGTGGTGGAACGGGTACACGGACAGACAGTATACCCCTCACCATTTCCATAGCCCTTTCTTGACATTCTTCTTTAGTCTCTCGCAGCCGTATCGTGTCCTCGAACGTCAGACACAAGTCCGGCACTTGGAGAGAGCATAGCATTACCAATGTCTTGAACATTGTGCAACTCCTCTATAGGCAGGTTGTAGCAGTCAGCGTGAGACGTCCAGTTATTAGAGGGATCGAAGTCACCCTTCTTTACGAAAGTGGCTCTGTCGAAATACTCCTTGGGTGTGCAGTATCCGAGATACCATCCCACTGAATAGTCCTTCATCACTCGCGTAAATGCGTAGATATCGCATTGCTGATGCGTGTTGAAGTTTGATATAGAGCATGAGTAGTCCGGCTTCGGCACAACAGTGGTCTGCTTTGTTTTGACTTCGACCTTCAAGCCGTTCTCTAGAACGACGTCGTATTCGTAGGTATTAGCCCACTCGCCCCCAAGCACTTGCAGTACAATCTGTTCGCCGAGGAACCCTGCAATGCTGCCGTTGCCTTTGATGATAGAGTTACGCAGAAGTCCCATCTCACTGTTTTTCTGACGGGCCTTCAAGAACATCTCATCTGTGATCTTTACTGGAATCATACTCTTCTTTTTCCTTCTTCTGTTGCCACTCCTTGTAACAAGGATGATGGCGAGGGGGAGTGAATTGAACCCAGCCATCCCCCCGCTTCCATGCGAGGGGTGGCTTTTTCTTTGTCTTCTTCATCGAAACTTCGGACCTTCCATCCACGCTACCAGTGAATATCTTGTGCCCTCTGTTACGGGGGTTACACGATGACTTAGATACGAAGGAAACAGTATAGCACTGCCCTGCAACCGCATAGCGTCCGTGTCCATACCTTCGATATCCTTGAATTCTAGGTCGCCACCTTTATAGTCAAAGCTGTTCGACAACTGGACACTCATAGATATCTTTCTTTGATACTCCTTAGTATCATCTGCCCAAAAGATGTCTTCGTGCCAATCGTACTTTCCTTCCTCCGATCCGAGATACTCTGTAAATTGTATCTCCGGAACGTAGTCTATATTGTAACCATATAGAAGACGATTTGCCGTCCTAAACATATGCTCTACTTCATCGAAGAGAGCTTTCCATCGCGGCTCCGGAACAAGCCAGCAAGTATTACATCGCCGTACCTGCTCTACTTCATTTATATGATACTGTCCCGGCATACCTGTAGAAGCCCGGTCTAATCCTTGCTCTACGGCCATGTTGATTATCTGTTTACAGGCTTCTTCTGACCACGCAGATTGCGCGAACTCTATCAAATTTTTCATCTGCTTACGCTCCTCTAGGCGGCATTTAAGTCTACAACTTCACAGACTCCTGCCGTACAGGCTAGTTCTCGTGATCCTGTGGTATTATCTTCTTTCTCATACTCTGAAAGAACATCCCAGTCAACCTGTATTCCGCCCCTCTCAAGCTGCCACTCTACGTAGTCGTCAGCCTCTATGTCTTGATACGGAGCCTGTTGATACGTGTGATCAGAGTGTGGCAGGAATGATACACCGGATGCGATTTCAAAGTTATCGTACACCCAAGCACCTACATCCATCCACTCGTCTTCCTTGACACTGATTGTGACCGAAGGCTTGTGTTCGCACCAGTGAACGGCGTACACCTTCCATAACTCTAGCTGTTGAATAGCTGTCATCTGTGTTCTTGTCACCGCGCCTTCCGGAGACTGCATGGCAAAAGAGAACACAGTGGTCGAGTCCGGCTTCATCACACAAGCCTCGCTATACACGCCCTGTTCCTTGAGGAATTGTGTCAAGGGGTCTTTGTTGTCACCACGGACTGTACGGATGTAGTAGTCATTGTGACGAGCGTGAATTCCGCTTGCGGCGTCCACTAGCTGAGACACAGTGCCCGACGGTTTTACACAGGTGATAGCAGCCGACTGTGGGATTCCAAGGAGTTTTGCAAAATCCTTGTTCACCTGCACGGCCACTTCGCGCATCTCTTCTAGCCAACGAACCGAGTCTATTGTTTTTGAAAGCACGGGATGATCCATGATACCAGTCAAGGATACGCCCAACAAGCGTTCTTCCTCTGTGTTTGTCTTCCATACCTTCCTCAAGTATTTGAAATCAGTGAGCGTGGACTGTATCGTGCCGAGGATAGTAGCGATACGCACTTTGCGCTTGAGGTCTTCTAGGCTGTCTGCCTCTCGTACTACAACCTCTGACAGATTGCAGAACTGATACGGACGCAGGATGATCTCACTGCAGGGGTTGGTGCCCCACATGTGACCTACCTCGCGTCGTCCGTTACGAGCTACTTGCTTGTCGGCAGCATCCCGATTGAACATGCCCCGCTCTCCCGACTTAGAGTCGTACAGAGCCAGCCACTCTCGCATGAATGTGCCCATCTCCGGCTTACCCTTGTAGGCAACAGAGTTATTAGCCAGCGCACGTTGACCTTCATTCTCCCACCATGCACCGGACTTGGCGTGTGCCATCTGATCATCGTTGAGGTTCGACAGGGAGATCAAGGCAGAGCGACGTACACCGCCCACGACTACAATCTCGCCGATCTTACACATCAGATCGTGACATTCAATCGGGAAAAGGCGACGGCCTTGTGCCTTCTTGAACATCTCTACTGCAAACACAAAAAGGTCATTCAATGGTCCGGGACCGGAAGCCCGTCCACCCATAGTTTTCAAGCGTTCACCCGACGCACGTACCGCCGACAAGTCCCACATAGGAATCTGTCCAGCGTAAAGCAGTGCGATAAGTTCACGCAACGACTTGGCCCATCCCGGCTTGGAATCGCCTACTTTGATTACAGTGTCAGTGTCGTGCATGGCGTCACTGATGACAGGCAGCTTGTCTACGTTCTCCCGCTCGACAGAAAAGCCCACACCTGTGCCACACATCAGAATGTACATACACTCGTCAAATGCACGGGGGCTGTCTACGGGAATGTAACTGCAGTTGTATCCGCAGATATTGTCACGAGCTAGCGCATCTCCTGCAGTCATCATAGCTCTCATAGAAGGCATGACTTCAAGACCAAGAATAGCGTTCTCAATCTCCGCAAGGTCGCTGTCGTTCATGTTGTAATCATGCTTGTCCTTGAGATGATCCCGCATGAAGTTAGTGTAGCGGGACACTGTTTCATCCCAGTTCTCGCGGCGCTGTTCGTCGTCAAGCCAACGTGCGTAGCGGGACTTGTGTATGAATTGTTGATAGGGGGTGGGCAGCATATTATTCATCTTCTTTCTCCTCAATAAGCCTCTCTAAATACCACTGTGCCTTTTTCAAATCCTGCACGCCATTCTTGTAACGATACCGCCACAGGTATTTGATAATGTTTCCTTGCAGGTAGTGTTCGTATCCGTCACCTGTAGCAGCGCGGATAGCATCTATGCACTCAATCCCTGCTTGATTGTAGTGCGGGGGACTGTTCACCATGTCCATCTGTTCTTTGTAATATCCGTCTAGCAGACTCTCTTCATCAGCCGCCCACGCAGCATTCGCCCTGCTTTGCAGGCTAGCCATGCTCTCTTCTTCCGCCTTCATTTTCATATACGCCTCGTGTCTCATGGACTCTGCACTTATCATCTGTTGTCACCGTCACCGATAATCGTACCCTTGGTTTTACGGCATTGCAACTTGTAGATGTTCATCTCTGCAATTTGTTGCAGGGTATAGCCCAAGTCTTCCGCAAGGTTAGCGCAGTACCACAGGACGTCACCGATCTCTTTCGCAATCTCCGCCTTGAAGCGTGTGTCGTCCCGTCCGTCTGCATAGTCGCCACGGTGGATGCGCTTCACCTTATCAGCTACTTCCCCTGCCTCACCGGCAAGACCCAACGCCGGATACGTCATGCTGGCTCGTTCCGGATACACTGCAAACTTACGGGCCTGCATCTGATAGTTGTTTAGGTTCCAGTTCTCTTTGATCATTGTAGTTTCCCAAAATCAATCTTGACGATGTTGGAGTCGGGCAAATGCTCTACTGTAGCTTCGCTGTCTGCCTCTTCTATGAAGGCTTCTTGCGTAGCTTGAAATCTCATACGAGCCAAACCTGCACTCATTACACGTTCGAAGTCATTCTCCAAGAGTTCCATCATACCGGATAACATGATTGCACCAGCGGGGATGTACTCATCGTCTTCGTCTTCCGGTGTAGTGTCGTAGGCTGTCATTTTAACTGTGCCTTCGTCATCCCCGTCTCTGATTACAATGTAATACCTGTCCTGTAACAGGCTGGCCCTTTCTAGGGTTGTTTCAAAATCTTCAGTCATTTTTGTACCACTCCTCCGGTATCGAACCTTCAGCCCACTTAAAGCCGTGCCTGTCTGCCCATGCACCGTATGTTGTTTTGCTTCCCTTATATATCTTGTTCTTAGCATTCAGAAACACTATTCGAATATCGTGATCCGGATACTGTTCTTTGATAAGCTGCATCTTCACCCTGTCCCCTTTATCAAAGTACCCCTTCACTTCGATAAACATCTTCTGTTCCGGCAGGTAGAAGTCGGGCGTGTAGGTTCTAGGCTTAGGCACGTATGTCAGCTTAACGCTCTCGTACTCGTACGGCACCTTCTTGTTAGCCAAAGACCTAGCAACGCCTAATTCAAAGTTAGAGCGAAACCCTGCCTTCTTTGCTGACGACTTTCTCACA